GTTGCTAACATCATTGCCTTCAACATGGCTGATAGCATTGATGATCTAGCTAAGACTGCTCTACTTACAGGTACTAACGTAATTTATGGTACTGCTGGAGCTTCAACTCCAACAAGCACTGTAACAGTAGCTGCAGAAGATAGCATTTCTGCTGCTGATATCCGTCGTGCAGTAGCTAAGTTACGTGCTAACAAGACGAATGCTCGTAAGGGATCACTGTACTGGTGTGGTATTCACCCAGAAGTATCTCACGATCTACGTGCAGAAACTGGTGCTGCTTCATGGCGTAATCCACATGAGTACCAGAGCAATGATGCAATCTGGGCTGGCGAAATTGGTCAGTTTGAAGGTGCTTACTTCATTGAGTCTCCTCGTCTACATACTGCTATTGATGGTGCTGATCAAACAGCACTAGCAACTGCTTCAGCAGTTAGTGGCGTATCTGGAGAATTTACTATCGTTGCAGCTAACGCTGCTTTCGGTGGTCTTGCCAAGGTAGGAGACAAAATCTCTGGAACTAACGTTGGCACTGGTGCTAGAATCACAGCAATCTCCGTAGGAGCAACAAACACTACATTTACTGTAAGCGTTGCTAACTCTGGAACTGTTGGAACTGCCACCCTTACAGTAACTCCAGTAACTAAGGTATACCGTACCTTCCTTGCTGGTCAGCAAGCACTTGCTGAAGCAGTGGTTGAAGAGCCACATGTAGTTATTGGTCCAGTCGTTGATCGCTTGATGCGTCAGCGTCCAATCGGTTGGTACGGTGTTCTAGGACACGCTATCTACCGTAACGAAGCTCTATTCCGTATCGAGACTAGTTCTAGTATCGCTTAGTTTAGTAGCTAACTTCGCTCCCGTCTTGCACACCACGGCGGGGGTGTTGTTAGGTACTAAAGGAGATTAAATGGCATACCTATTTGTACCACCAGTGGTTGATGAAGGACCAATGGGTGGTAATTGGCTATTCGCTCGGTATACACGTAAACAAGGTGTAACTGTTTATCGTGTTGATGGTGAATTCTATGAAGATAGGTTTCCTACCCATGACGATTTGGTTCTTGCTGATTTAGTTTATCTTGGTGGTCACGAGTATTATGTGACACTAGCTGAAAAGAACGCTCTTGAATCGGTGGGTTATACCGTGAGTACGGTATGACATTACTAGAATCCTTGTCCGTAGTTTCTCTAGCTTTAGGAATTATTGCTGTGTTGGGCAAGTGGTTAATTGTTAACCCACTTAAAAACTACATTAAAGAACAGACTTATCCTATTCATCCATCTGCCAATGGTGGACGTAGCCTTGCTGATGTTGCTCGTACAGTAAATAGGATTGAAAAAGCATTGGATGAACATATTCAATACCATTTAAAAGAGGATTTATAATGGCTGGAGAAAACTGCCGTACTGGTTGTAAGACCAAAGACCACGCTGATTACAGCGAATGTCTATATGATTCAAGAATTAATGTAGACAAGACTAGTTTGCGAGTTAAGTAATGGCTTGCAGAACAGGGTGTCATACCAAAGACCATGCTACATGGGGTGACTGCTTACGAGCGTCAAACATACAGATGGCAACTGGAGATGCTAATGGCGATCTAGTTCAAAGTGGTTGGACCAATAAGAAATGGGACAACGAATTAAAGTTATACCGTGATGCTCGTGCTCAAGGTATACAACCAGAAGGAACATCAACTGCCAAGATACGTAAGGCTTTAGATGTAAGCGACAAGACAGGACATGCATTTGGTTCTGCTTTATAAAGGAGATAACCATGTGTGCTTCATGTGGATGTAATCACGTTAACTACGATCACGAAATGCCTACAATGCCAGGCTCAGCTAAAGGTATTGACAAAGTAAATTACAACATGCCAAGGGTACCAGCAGTTCCTGCTATGCCTAAATCAACCAAGAAAGGTAAGTAACATGATGAAACCAGCAAAGAAAGTCGTTGCAAAGAAAGTCGTTGCAAAGAAAGAAGATAAAAAAGCAATGATGATGAAGATGTACAAAAAGGGAATGAAGAAATAATTATGGTAGCCAAGAAGGATCCGCGATTAACACGTGCTGGTGTTTCTGGCTACAACAAGCCAAAGCGTACACCTAGCCACCCAAAGAAGTCACATGTAGTTGTGGCTAAAGAAGGTACTGAGGTTAAGTTAATTCGTTTTGGTCAACAAGGTGTGACGGGTGATAGACAACCCTCCGCAAGACAAGCTTCGTTTAAAGCCCGTCACGCTAAGAATATTGCTAAAGGAAAAATGTCTGCAGCATACTGGGCGGATAAAGTTAAATGGTAAAGAAACAAGTATGGGATAAACCTAATCCTAAAAAGAAATCTAAAGCATTAACACCAGCTCAAAAAACTGCAGCTAAAGCTCGTGCTAAAAAAGCTGGAAGACCTTATCCAAATTTAATTGATAATATGGCTGCTACTCGAAAGAAAAAATAAATGGCTAACGCAACAACAGTATCAACAGATGAGTATCGTGGTACTCACATTGTTGATGAATCAAAAAGTGTAGCATGGGAAGTTGCTGACTTTTTGTTTGGTGCTAAGTCAATTAAAAACATTGCTGAGGGTAATGGAACTTGGGGAGACGCTGCAACAATAGGTATTACTGCAGCAACATTTCTTATACCACCTGCCAAGATAGCAATACTAGGAAACAAAGCTCTTAGAAAAGTATTAGCAGAAACTATAGTTGTAAATGCTTCTACTGATAGTTTACCTATTGTAGCTAAGGCTGTAACTAAAACTAGAATGGAAGTTGAAGCTGAGTTAGTTAGACGTGGAAAGTTAACTTATGGTGAAACTTTAAAGCCTGAAATTCCAAGTCGACCAATGAGTGAAAAAAGATTTGAAGATATTACTAGTCCAACTCCTGAGGTAAAACCTCTTAGTAGCCCTGCATATCAAGTTGTTGAAAGAAATGTTCCAACTAAACAAGCAGCAGCAGAATTAAAGCGTGAAGGCGGTAGCCTTAGAGGAAGAAATCTTACCGATAAAACTATTGATAGAAAAACAGGTAGGCAAAAAGGTAACTATAGTGAACCTACTGAAGCTGAAATTGGAATCCTAGAATCTAAAAACATTACAGCAGGTACTGGTCGCAAGAGCGATATGGGTCCAGGTTCAGATCCAATTCAATTTGTTGATGGTTACTTAGAAAAAGTTGCTCAGTACAAAACTTTAATTCAACAAGTAAAAGAAACAGGAACTACAAGAACTTTTAAAAAGAATGCTAAAGAACTTAAAGATGATGAAAAGAATTTAGCTTTACGTGGAGAGCAAAAGTCTTTAGTAAAAGATCCTGAAAACCCAGAAAATGTAACTCCTCTTACTGACATTATGATTGAGTTAGAAACTTTAGAATCTTACTTTAAACAAAATCATAAGTTCTTTAATAAACTTTACAAAGATGTTTATGGTAATGAAGCAAGTGGAACTATCATGTCTTACTCAGCAGTTGCTGCTGGTAAACAAACTCCTGCTACTGCTGAAGAAAAGTTAATTGCACGGCTTCGTCCACGCCCTAAAGAAATATCTAAAGATCGTCAGCGCATAGATAAACAAGACGAAGCATTAACTGCAGCAGAAAATAAAAACCCAATAGACTTTGAAAAATCAAACTTCCAAGGTGGTACAAACCTTAAAGCTGATAGTGATTTTACTCCTCAACTTGATCCAAAGAAAACCAGTTTAGCTCCAAGCCAATCAGGTCGTGCTGAAATGGACGAGTTAAAAGCTGACTTGAAAAACTCTATGGATAATTTACGCAACGCTAAGACTCCTGCTGAACAAAAACTATACGCTAAAGCAGTTGAGCAAGCACGTAAAGTAATCGAAGAAAGATCTAAGATACTTGGCTTTACTGCTCCTAGAGGTGCAGCACGACAAGAACAAATAGATTTAGCGGATGAATTATTTAGAGTACAAGATTTGCGTATCACCCTTAAACGTACACCTGCAACCCCCAAAGGAACGCCAACTACTAGAAACGTAGCTGACCGTGCAAGGCATATTGAAAACATTCTTGCAAAAGAAAATAAAGATTTTGTTAAAGAGTCTCCAGATTTTGCAAAGCAAATAAAGAATAAGCCTAAATATAAAAAAGATGATGGCACTTTAGATGTAGAAGCATATGAAAAACGTATGCAACAATACCGAGATGAGCTAGATAAGCTTCGTGGAATGCAAGGAAAAGCTTGGGATAAAGCAAAAGAACTTGCTCCGCAACTTGATGATACTGGTATTCGTACCTTTATGAATCGTGTTGCTACTAATCCAATAGATCCAATTAATAGACAAGCTTTAATTGATCTTATTGATGATCTAGCAGAGCAAGCAGAAAGTCCTGCTTTAAAGAAAAGAATTCTTAACTATGTTAATAAGTTAAAACTTCAAGAAGGTATTGATAAGGGAGCAGCTAGAAAAGCTGGAATGGATACTCGTCTTGCTAAAGAAGATGCAGCACGTAAGGCTCGTTTTGAAGCTAAAGAAACTGCAGCTAAAGAATCTGTAAATAAATTACAGGCAGCACCTAAAGTAGAAGCATCTAATGCTTCAGAGATTACTGTGCATTCTGGTATGGCTGATGGTGCTGATACTGTATGGGCAGAAGTTGCTGATTCTATGAGCATTAAAACAATTGGTCATAGCTATAAAAATCATAGAGTTTCTGGTAATAGACCAGCTATGGAAACTCCTAATGTATTAACTAAAGAACAACTTGAAATTGCAGATGAGTCTTTAAAGAAAGCTGCTAAATCTCTTGGTCGTCCATTTGATCCTAAATCTTCTTTTGCAAATTTATTGCGTCGTAATTACTATCAATTAAAAGATTCAGAAGCAGTTGTTGCTATTAGTAAAATTCTTCCTGGGGGAACCAAGGTAGATGGTGGTACTGGTTGGGCTGTTCAAATGGGTATAGATAAAAAAATGCCTGTTTATGTTTTTGATCAAGAAGTTAAGTTATGGGCAGTATGGGATGGCTCTAAGTTTAAAAAATTATCTGGACTTCCACCTAAATTTAAATCATTTGCTGGCATAGGTACTCGTAAATTAAATGATGATGGTCGCAAAGCTATTGAAGAATACATGCAACAATACGTTTCACGTGAAACTAAAGGAAGGTAATTAATGGCTACGTTTAGTCAAATGACTGATGAAGTATCACGTAAGTTAGCAGGTTATACGCTACGTCAGGATCGTCAGACGCATCTTCTTACTACTACTACTACAGTTGCACTTACTCTTACTGTTGCTTCTGCTGTTAATATATCAACTGGTGTTATTCAAATTGGTGATGAGTTAATCTATGTAGAGTCTTATGACCGTAATACTGGTGTACTGACTGTTCCGCCTTATGGTCGTGGCTATAACGGTACAACTGCCTTTGCTCATACTAGTGGTTCACGTGTAATTGTATCTCCTACCTTCCCATCTGTGGATATTAAACAAGCTATTAACGATACTATCTTGGCTGTATTCCCAAGCCTGTACGCTACGGCTTCACATACATTTACTTACTCACCTGCAAAGACTACCTATGCATTACCAGCAGCAGCAGAGACCGTCTTAGGGCTAGCATACGAGAGCACTGGTCCATCTAAAGAATGGGTTCCTATCCGTAGCTATCGAGTTGATCCTATGGCTAATAGTAGCTCCTTTGGTGGTTCTAGGAATAGCATTAGTCTTTACTCTGGTATTGAAGTTGGAAGAACTGTACAAGTATTTTATACTGCTGCTCCAACTGTATTGAGTGCTAATGCTGATGAATTTGTAACTACTACTGGTTTACCAGAATCTTCCAGAGATGTAATTGTTCTTGGTGCTTCAGCACGGTTAGCTTCGTTTGTAGATCCAGGTCGTCTAACCTTTGGTTCTGCTGAATCTGATCAACAGTCACAGATTGCTGGTCGTTCTTACGGTGCTGGTACTAATACTGCTAAGTATTTACTTGCACTATACGACAAGAGACTTTCTGAAGAGAGTCAAAAGTTAACTGATCGTAACCCAACTAGAATACACTTTACAAGATAGGTAAATAATGGCACGTAATTATAGTTCAATTTCTGAAGCAAAAACATTAACGGCAAACGTTACTAACGTAGCAACACAGATTACATTAAACAATGTTACTGGTTTACCTAGTGCTCCTTACGTTCTTGTACTTAGTCCAGATACTGCCAATGAAGAAGCTGTATTAGTAACGGTTGATCAGGCTGGTGTAACTTCACCTACTCTAAAAGTTACTCGTGGTATTGAAACTGGTGCAACTGCTAAGACACATACTATAGGTAATACCGTCAAGCACATGATTGTTGGTTCTGATTTACAGTCAAGTCAAGATCATATTGATGACACTACTACTGCACACGGTGCTACTGGTGCTGTTGTTGGTACAACTAATACACAGACTCTTACTAACAAAACATTAACTACACCAACTTTAAATACACCAAAGGTTAATGAGAACGTTACCCTTACTGCTACATCAACAGAGTTAAATGTACTTGATGGTATTCCTGCCACGCTTACAGCAACTGAACTTGGCTATGTAGATGGTGTAACTTCTGCAATTCAAACACAGATAGATACTAAAGCACCTTTAGCTAGTCCTACGTTTACTGGTACGCCTACACTTCCAACTGGAACTACTGCAACTACTCAAGCTACAACTGATAACACAACAGCAATTGCTACTACTGCATTTGTTCAGTCAAAGGTTGCAATACCAACATATAACGCTCAAACATGCACAACCTATACATTTGCATTAGCTGACGTTGGTAAAATAGTAACGGCTAGCAACGCTAGCCCACAGACCTACACGATCCCACCTCAAGCTTCAGTTACTTGGCTTGCAGATACAACCCTTTATGTCTTAAACCTTGGAGCAGGAGTTGTTACTTTTGCAGCAGGTGCAGGAGTAACCGTAACTAATGCGGTACAAACATTAACACAATATCAATCAGCACGTTTAGTTCGTACGGCTTCTGACGCTTGGACAGTTACACCAGATAGTGGTGGAGCAGGCGGCGGCGGAGCAGGTTTACAAGACATATTTCTACTAATGGGAGCATAATAAAATGGCAACAACATACAAAGTCCTTGGACAAATCGCTGGTACAACTGATACCTATAACACAATTAGCAATAAAGCGTTAACAAGTAACATTGCTACTCTTACTACTGCTGCAGTACACGGCTACGCAATAGGTGATGTAGTTACTATTGATGGCGTAGACACAACATTTAATGGAACATATGTTGTTGCTTCAGTTCCTACTACTACAACTTTTACTTATGCTTTAACAACTGCAAACGTTACAAGTGCTGCTGTAAGTCCAGTAGGCATTATAACAAGAAATGCTGCATTGTCTGGTGTTGCTATTTCTAATAAATATAGAAAGGGTTCCACTGCTACTTTAACTGCTACAGCACACGGATTAAGTGTTGGTGATACAGTTTATATTGCTATTGGAGATACTGGAATTCAAGGTCGGTACTTAGTAACTGGTGTTCCTAGCGCAGGTAGTTTTACAGTAACTACTACTGCTTCAACAGATATTGCATCTGCTGCTTGTGGTGGTGCTTTTGGTAAACTAGGTATTCCTTTAACTACTCTTTACACAGTTCCTGCAGCAACTTCAGCAGTAGTTTCAACCATTACTATTTCTAATCGTAGTACTGCTACAAGAACATATCGCATTGCAATACGACCTGCTGGTGCTGCCTTGGATATCAAGCACTACATTGCTTATGATGTTGGTGTTCTTACTAATGATACAACTTCTCTTACACTTGGAGTTACTCTTGCAGCAACTGATGTTGTATCTGTTTATGCTTCAGGCAGTGAATTAGCATTTACAATGTTTGGTTCGGAGATTTCCTAGTGGCTGTTAGGTCTTTCAGTGAATCAAGTATAGTCAAACTTTTTCAAAGAAGTGTAAATTTTTCTAATTCTATACGATTTAATGTTGATTATCTTGTAATTGCTGGAGGAGGTGCTGGCGGTGGTAGCGGAGGCGGAGGCGGTGGTGCTGGTGGTTACCGTTGCAAATTTGGTAGTGAACTTTCAGGTGGCAATTCTTTGAAAGACAATACACTTCAAATTTTTATGAGAGATGGTATCTCTAATTCATACGCCGTTTCTATCGGTGCTGGTGGTGCTGGAACTAGTGGTAATGGCGGTAATGGTTCAAACTCTTACATAGGTAACATTGTTTCCCTTGGTGGCGGTGGCGGTTCTTACACAACTTCATTAGTCGGTGGTTCTGGTGGTGGCATCGGTGGCAATAATAATGCTACTGCAATTATTGGCGGTGGTGGTACTATTTATCAAGGCTCTGATGGTGGTGGTGCTGCTGCTGGTACTGGTCGCGCTGGCGGTGGTGGTGGTGCTGGTTCTGCAGGTATTGCTGGTGGTACTGGTGGCGGTGGTGCAGGTTTAACTTCATCAATAACTGGAACAGCAGTAGCACGTGCTGGTGGTGGTGGTGGTGGTAACTTTTATGGTAGTGGTGGTTCAGGTGCTGGTGGTACTGGTGGGGGACAGAATGCTGGTGCTTTTGGTTCTGGCGCTGCACCTGCTGCACCTGCTGTAAATTTAGGTGCAGGTGGTGGTGCAGGTTCTGGACAGACAGGCGTTGTTAACGCAAATGGTGGTCCTGGTGGTACAGGCGTAATCATTCTGCGTTACAGTGGATTGCTTTCAATTACACAAACAGGTCTAACACTTACTACCGCAGATGTTGGAACAGATAAAGTAACTACGATTACAGCAGGAACGGGAACGGTGAGTTGGGTATAATGGCACATTACGCATTTCTAGATAAAAACAATATTGTTACTGAAGTTATTGCTGGCATTGACGAAACAGAATTAATTGAGGGCTTAAGTCCAGAAGAATGGTACGGAAACTTTCGTGGACAGAAGTGTGTTCGCACTTCCTACAACGGAAACATTCGTGGTATCTATGCTGGCATTGGTTACTCTTACGATGAAGTTAATGACGTATTCGTTGCACCAGTTTAAGGATAAGTAAATGACAACTTATGATATTTCAGAAGACTTACCTTTTGATCTTTCACTTCCTGCAACCACGGCAACCTTTGAGTTAAGTAACACAGCTTATGATGTTGTTATTGATGACTTGCCATTTATTGTTAAAGTAGATAATCAAAATCCATATCGTCGTGAGACAGCTCCATACAAAAAGGATCAGTTTGATAATAGTCCAGAGCCAGGTGAGCAATCACTTACTGGTTGGGCATTACGCTCACAGTCATCATGGCATAATGGCGCAGGTATTGCTTTCTATGATGCAGGTACTGACTATGAACATGTAAGCCATAGGTTTTCTGATAGTCGTGGTATAGATGTATGGACTTTTGGTGAAGCTACATTACTTCCAGATGTATTTGAAGCTTACACTGGTAATGATGGTATTAACGCTGCAACAGGTAAAAGTGATAACGATGAATGCCTTGTATCTGGAGATAGCCTTGGAGTATTAAAGCGTATTATTTTAGATGGTAATAACGCTGCTACTACAACTAACTATACGGTAGCTGCTGGATCAACTCTTACTGGTCATTCAACTACATTTCCTATTCTTTCCGTAGCAACTAATGGTACTAGGTACTATGCTGCTTGTTCTACTTGTATTCATACTGGTCTTATCAATGATGTGGATACTGACGTTGTGTTTGCTAGACATGGTTCTAGTACCCAAGCAGTAATTAAATACATTAAAGGACATTTATTTTTTGGTGATGGTAGAACATTATACTTATTAAATTCTGCTTATACTGGTAATGGTAATCATAGTGGATCTAGTGATATATCTGCTGCATCAAGTACATCTAAAGTTCATATCAATGCTAATTGGAATTGGAAAGATGTAACAGCAGGTCCAAGTTATGTTTATGCTGCTGGTAATGCTGGTAATAAATCTGAAATCTATGCAATAGGTTTTGATGAGACAACTAATCTGCCTGATTTGCCTGGCGGTTTTGTTGTTACATCTATGCCTGATGGTGAAAGTATTATTGCAATTGAATATTACTTAGGCTACTTAGCAATTGCTAGTAATAAAGGCGTTCGTATATGCCAAGTAAGTTCTACTGGACTAGTAATACTTGGACCATTACTAATTGATTCTACTAATGCAGTTAATAGTTTTGCTACTAAAGACAAATATGTTTATGCAGCTACTAAGGTAGCTTCAGGTGCTTATACTAATGCTTGCTTAATCCGCATTGATTTATCGCAATCATTTAGTGATGGTACTTTTGCTTATGCTTATGATCTAGAGTATGACTCTAGTGTTGATGCTGATAACTCTGAAGCAACTGAAGTTTATTTACTTAACAATAGATTAGTTATGGTAGTTCAAGAAGATGATGGTTCTACTAAAGGTGAGCTACAAGTAGAGCACACAACTCAAAAACGTAGTACTGGTTGGATACAGACTGGCAAGATTCGCTATGGCACTATTGAACCTAAGTTCTTTAGGTACATTAATGTGCAATGCACTACTGGTAGCGGTGACAATATTGTTGTATCAACTGTTGATCAAAACCAATTAGAAACTTCTATTGCTATTTTATCTGAGGGTTTAAGTAATCAAGATGTTCTTATTGTTACACCTTCTGCTAAGCAAGAACATATGGCATTTAAGTTTACACTTAATAATTTAACTGATGATCAAGATTTACCAGTAATAAAAGCTTATCAAATTAAATCTACTTTTGCTCCACGTCGTCAGCGTTTATATCAGTACCCATTATCTTGTTACGACAATGAGATGGATAGATATAACTCTATCTTTGGTTACGATGGTCGTGCAATGGAATACATTCAACGCATAGAAGCTATTGAAGAGACAGGCAAGTTTGTTAGTGTAACTGACTACCGTACTGGTGAACAGTATGAAGGTGTAATTGAAGAAGTTAGATTTACAAATGAATCTTCCCCCGATAAAAATAGTAGTGGCTTTGGTGGCTTACTACTAGTAACAGTTAGGAAACTATAGATGAGTAATATGAAAAAATTTGGTATCTGGTTAGCAGATAGTCCATTAGGTGGAATGTTTAAGACAGCACTAGGTGCTTCGCTTGTGTATGTTCTAGATAATCTAGCGTCATTTAACCTAGCACCTATTGTCATTGTTGCATTTGGTGCAGCACTACCTATCGCAATTAATTATGTCAATGGCATGGACATGCGATACGGAAAGATTAATTAATGTATCCAGTTGATATTAAGAAGTACCCAGTTAACTGTGCTTACGGAGTTAAAGGACCACGTTGGTCTGGTGGAATCCATAAAGGAATAGATCAAGCTTGCCCAGTAGGTACTACCGTACGCTCTCCAGTTGATGGAGTTGTAGTTGGTGTAGGTGTTGTATGGGGTCAAGCCTTTGGTCGCAACCAAGTTACAATTGAATTTGTGTATGGTAAGAAAGCTTACACAGTTATCCTTGCACATATGTCAGCAGAATCTGTCGAGGTTGGTCAGAAAGTTAAGGCTGGAGATATCGTTGGCAAGAGTGGTAAAGACGGCAATGTTACTGGTCCTCATATGCACATGGAAGTCCAGAAGCAACGCCGTTGGTTGAAGGATGGATACGTAGCTCATAAGATAGCCATCAATTTTAAGGCAAAGTAAGGCTCTCAGAGCCACGTAGAGCGATTTAATCCCCTCTAGGGTAGTCAGGTATGAACTTAGTACAGACCACCTTAGAGGGGTTTATTTTTTATGTATTACTGAGGTAGTCCTCATCTTTTACTGGTGGATTTCCACCTAGTATTCTAACCATTTTGCTGACTGCTCTGTTAGCTTCCATCATTACTGCTTTTTGAGACTTACTGCTATCTATTCTTTCATGTAGCTCTGCTCCGTCTACTTGTTCACCATAGAATAGCTTTACTAATGATCTTTCTCTTTCATTTAGTTTCTCAAAGGCAACCTTGATGTCGGAACTAAAAGCCATGAAGTTACCTGACTCTGCTAGTACCTGACTACCTCTACCCATATTGCTTAGAGTGTTGTTAAGCTTAGTCCAATCATCACTAAGTACAGCAGGGATCATAAGTTTAATGAACTGCTTGTTGTACCAGAAGTTATCTTCTGCACTGTAGCCAGCTTTATGTGCCTTCTCTTTGATGCAATAGTCAAGGGCAGAATTACGTAGTGACCTAGCAAATAGTTTATCTCTATCTTTTTGGTCAGGTAATGCTAGCCATTCTTCTATCTTGTTAGGATGCTCAGCGAACCATAGCCACATCTCTTGTTCAATGTCTGCACGTTCAACCATTTGGTATTTACGTTTAAACTCTGAACCAATCTGTTTAACCATCTCGTTGTACATCTCATAGACAACTCCATTAGAACTCATATGTTTTACCCTCAACTACAAAAGATCGTCCATTAATAGGAACAACAACAGGAGTTACATTACCTCTACGTATGAATAGAATAGTAAATGCTTGTTGCCAGTTAGCACTGCCTGTATTTAGATAAGTC